CATGGTTCAGTAAATCCTCAGGGTACTGTTACTGGACGCATGACTGCATCCCAACCCAACCTACAACAGGTGAGTAGTGACCCCCGATCTCGTGAGTTATTCGTACCTCGTGAGGGCTGGGTTCAAGTGGGGATCGATGCCTCAGGTCTAGAGGCAAGGCTTCTGGCTAATCGTATGGCTCCGTGGGATAACGGTTCATACGGTAAGGCTGTTGTAGATGGTGACATCCACGCTACAAACATGGAGGCTACTGGTATTGAGGAACGTGCGGTAGTCAAGACATTCTTCTACGGATTTATCTACGGTGCTGGAGATGCCAAGGTCGGTAAGATCATTGGTAAGAATGCACGGGCAGGTAAGGAATTGAAAGAGAAGTTCTTAACTAGCATGCCTGCACTCAAAGAATTGATTGAGAATGTTAAGTTCCAAGTTGCTAAGAAGGGTACAATAACACTGCTTGACCAACGTGAGGTTCCATGTAGGGCTGCACACAAAGCACTAAACGTACAGCTTCAAGGTGACGGTGCAATTCTAATGAAGCTAGCCCAGTGTTTATTCAGTGCTGAGTTAAATAAGAAATTTAAAGGTCAGTTTGCTTTCATGGCTACTGTTCATGACGAGTGGCAAATTGAATGTGATCCTACTATCGCTGAAGAAGTAGGTGAGTTAGGTAAACAATGTATTACCGATTCGGGTAGAAGACTAAACTGTCTTGTACCAATGGACGGGGACTTTAGAATAGGAAGGAATTGGTCAGAATGTCATTGATCAAAAGAACATTAAGAGTTTATATTGCTGGACCCATGCGTGGGTATGAGAATAATAATCACGAAGCCTTTGATGCTGCTGAAAAGAAGTTGTTAGGTAAGAGAATCTGGGATCCTGTTAACCCTGCCCGAGTAGATCGTAATGCTGGGGTAGACCCTTCTGACGATATGTCTAAGCTTGAACTTAAGGAAGCACTGAAGAGAGATGTAGATCTTGTCTTTGAGTGTGACTCTATCTATATGCTTAGGGGATGGGAAAAGAGTGAAGGTGCAAGAATGGAGCATGCTCTAGCTGTAGCACTCAGCTTAGGAATCCATTACGAATGATATCAAACACATCCAAATCTTATACCTTCCAAGATACTGAGGTTTCGGTTGTGTTCTATAATCTATCAAAGTATTTCAGATCTCCTGAAGCTATGAAAGAAAAGCTGTGGGTTCGTATAGGATATCACATAATTAGCTTTGTTAACTTGACACGGCTACACCATTGTGGTATAATATTCACAAGGGGGGACAACTCCGTTGTGCTTATGACATCTAGAACACACCGAGCAAAATTCATAGATGAAAAGAGATTTCATGAAAGGTATTACAGACCAAGTAAAAGAATTGACTTAGGTTCAGCAAAGGTATCTATTAACCAGATGACTGATTACATAAAAGAACCTTACCGAGGTAACTTACCAAGCTTAATGCTGTGGTATTTTATTATAAGTCCTTTGCTTATTCTGAATGCCTTACAACCAAAGACTTGTGCTTTGTTAATTTCAAACATGTTAAGATTATGTGGCTATGATGTGACCGATTGCGTCACACCTAAACGACTACATAAGGAGCTAAATAAATTATGCAGTTAATAGTAATTGCTGGACAAGCAGGAGTAGGTAAGACAACTCTTGCACATTACATGGCTAAGCACGCATTCGAGCTTGGTCTTATTCCAAAGATCATGTCATTCGCTGGCCCCCTTAAAGAAGAGGCAGCAGCCAAGGGCTTTGATAAAGAAACACATCCAAAAGAATATAGAGAGTACTGCCAAACAATGGGTGTACTCAAGAGAGAGTCTGATCCTGATTACTGGGTGCACAAGTTTGAAGATCAGCTGGAAGAGATTGCTATACAAGAAACAAAAGACTTACGTTCTGGTAAATCTTTCTGGGAACGTTGTGTTATTGTAGATGATTGTAGATTCCTAAACGAATTGAACGCAGGACGTAAATGGAATGCTCGGTTAATCTTCATGGCATACGGTGAACGAGAGATGCTAGATCCTGATGGGGACTGGCGTAAGCATGAATCAGAAGACCTAGCAAACGAAGTAGTCTCAGGTAATGAAGACTACAGAAACATGTTCTCACATATTGTTATAAACAACAGGACTGAAAAAGAATTGAAAGAGAAGACTGAGTTCATGGCTCCTATTTGGTGTGGAGTACAGCATGAGCCTATCGAAGATAAAAAGGCTAAGCTATCTGATTACATCGAAGAATTACTTGATGTCCTTATGATGGAAGATTTAGATGACGAAGCAGAAGAAGAAGAAGAGCAGCAGTACGATACCGACTAAGGCTTACCTTGACGGAGATATCCTACTGTACAAGGCTGCCTTCTGGGCTGACGCTGAAGATCCAGATCGGATACCAGAAAAGGTAGCAAGAGATATAAAGAAGTGGACTCCAGAGGGTGTGACTAAGACGATTATCACCCTGTCCTGTAACCGAAATGATAACTACAGAAGAAAGATATGGCCTAAGTATAAGCTGTTTAGAGATGACGTATACCGGCCAGAGTATTTAGATACTGTTAGAGAACACATCTTGGATACATA